TGGAATCCATCACTATCTAAATCCTCTTCACCCTCTAACATCCGAGCGATGTCCCGCAAATCGCCCCTCTCCGTAATATTAAAATTCCTAAAATCTAAATTAATAGCATTCTTACGAAGGCTATCCCCCACGCGGACGGGTTCGATAGCTCCCGCTATATCGCTACCGAGATGACGAGCCTTAACATTAATGAGTTTATGCGTTCCAAATCTGTTTCCCTCGGTTTCCATTTCGTCTGCCGTCTTATTGCGAAGAATAAACATGTGGGAGCAAAACTGAGTTATGCGATCTGAGAGGGAAACAATGGACTCGTCATCCACAATGTTTTGGGAATTTCTATTATTGGTAATTCCATACCTATTAGACTGCACGGAGGTAATCATTGGGATTACGGGGTTACCATCGTGCAGAATCTCCTTTTGAACGCACTTCTTAAACTTGTCTACCATTTCTCCTACTACCTGCCACTCAGATTTATTGGCGATATTTTCGGAGGTTGTTTTAATGTAATCAAAAGAAAAGACCATTTGGTTGCCTCGCCCCACTTTAGAATAGTAGAAGCGCTTAAGGGTGTTAACCATTGAATCAACATCCATTCCCCCAACATTATAGTAATAAAATTTTAAGTTCTTAATCTTGGGCCAAACAGAACGAACTTTGTTAACCACTTCTTCTCCAGCTTGGCGCCACTTACCGCTTTCCAGCAGGTGCATGGAAACGCCTGAGAGGGCGGCGCATTGGCGCATAATTAGCTCCTCCTTGCTCATTTCACCATTATCGAAGTGCAAGACGGGAATGTCATACTTGAGGCTCACTTTCGTTGTGTAGTCCATGCAGAAATTTGTCTTACCCACTCCAGAACGCGCTACAATGACGGTAATGTTTCCTGGGCGTAATAGGGAGCCGTAAATGTCATTAACTTTGGGGTGAGGCCCCATCATGCCAAATTCAGTTACGGGATTGTTCCCCCGATCCTCAATAAGGTTCTCCATGTCTTCATAAATATTCTCGGGAATGTCATTGCCCAATTCATAAAGATTGATTCTGGAATTGTAAGCGCTGTCTGCGGCTTCAATGATACTGCGGTAACACGCCTCGGGTGGCATGTTTTTCATTTTTTTCCCAATATCTACGGATGACTCTAGAATTTCTCGCCTAATAGAATACTTTTTAAGTTCCTTGGCCGTCTTAATGGTGTTGCCATTGGGAACCTTGCGTAACGCTAAAGACTTAATATAATCAGAGGGATTGAGGTTGTCTTGGAAGGAGATACCCACATCATTTACGCGCTGAGCAATTATCACCTCGTCTACTTCGTCCCCTGAATCTATGGCTTGTTGAATTATCCTAAAAATAGTAGAGTGGAGGGAGGTTTTTTCTGAATAAAAATCACCCGTGCCAATAAAGTTGGATATTTCCGCTAACGAGTCTGGCTCTTTAATTAAGCCAGCCAACAACTGCTTTTCGAGTTCGAAATTGTAAATCATTCTTCTGGTTGGTTTAATTTAAGACTATCAAGATTGCGTAAATAATCTCCCATGGTCTTTGTGAGTGCCGCTTCCGTCATTCCTGAGTCATATTTAAAATAGATAAGGGGGTCACCATGTTCAGAAGAAAGGGCCATTAACAGCCCTTTGTATTTCTCAGCGCCCCCCGACAATTCATAAATCTTATCCACCCATGCGGTAGGTAATCTAAAATCGCTTTCTTCGTTATCGTGATCTAAATTCATAAATAAATTTCTTGGTCTTCAAAAAGGGAGGCTGTTACTACGTCTTGAGGATAAACCTCTGCTAACTTTATATCATTAGCCTTACAGAAGTCAAGTTTCTTCTCATCTCTTTTTAGCTGATCCGAATACTTAAAGCGGTTCTTGTGAAAAAATTTAACATACTTTGTGTGTTGCGCCCCCTGAACCTCTACGGCAATTTTTTTGTTAGCGTTGTAGAAATCCAAACTGAGTCTACTCCCCACGACCCTAAATTCCTCAAACACAATGTCATTCTTCCAATAAGGGTGTAGAAACTTTTTTACTGCTGTTTGAAATTTACTTCGGCTTGGTTTCTCCCAATCTATTAAATATTTTTTTGCATTTTTTAAATTTCTCTGTTTTCCAAATGCGTCGATAAACTTCATACCTGTATTTGTTCTTTAAAATACCCTATTAAGAATTTACATAACTCTTTGTTTTCTTCAACCGTTTTAAAAAGCTTCGTATCGCCCTGAATCTTGTCTGGAAATTCCAAATCTTTGGAATTTAAAAGCTCCCTAAAGTCATCTGTAGGCTTTATCCAAGCACCTTTCTTTTCAACGAATTCCCAAGCATAAAGAAGGTCTATAACTTCCTTTTCCACCCAAATGGATGTGCCGTCAGTGCGACCATAACGAATGGGATAAGAGATGGTCGTATTGGTATTCTCATGGGCTGACTTTTTGATTGTGACTTTTGCATTGTGACCAATGATAGGATTCTTTTTTGCGTCCATTGTTTTAATGGAGGGGTTTTGTAATATCAAATCCCCCTTAAAGCGAGGTTCAAACTCCATAATGTTATTGGCGAAGTGGAGAAGGGCGTTACCTCCCGTCGCGGTGGTTTGGCGAACGGGAGCTTTTGAATAGGGGTCAAGTTTAATGTCGGCGCGAACTTGACTAATAAAAATAGCCATATGGCCCCGTTTTCCCAGAGCAGTGCTGGTTTTCTTGCAGAAGTCGGAAGCGATGACTGCGCCACCAGCCACTTTACTGCTTTCGTCGAAATTCTTCCCCAAATCATCTTTACGAATTAATCCGTCTACAGAATCCAATATAAAACAATATTTAATCTTCTCTTCATTATTGGTGATTAGTTGCCTTATGAGACCCATGGAGGTTTCGTAGATATTACTCTCAAAAACAAAACAAGTTCCATCTGCCCACTCTTCGGGTGAAAAAACAAACTTCACGCCTGACCTCTCCTTAACCTCGGGGCCAAGCCGACCCTCTGCTTTGATGTAGAGTCCCCTTGATTTATCAATTGTTCCAAGGAAATTCTTCATAACCTGCAAAGATTCAGAAGTCTTGCCCCCCTCATTAACGCCCGTAAAACGGTGTAACCCAGGCCCAAATCCTCCCGCCAAATACAGGTCTAACTGTAGTGAACCGCTAGAAACCTTGTATTCCACGGTGTCTTCAAAATTATAGTGGTCATCCCTGTTTGCCTTCAAATAATTGCTAAGAATGTCTTCTGGATTTACGTCTTTACTCATCTAAAAAATCTTTTATAGTTTTTCTCTTGGGGGAAATCACCGCGTCTTTCCCCGCCTTCTCCCCAACATGATAGGTTTGATACTTGGATAAATCAACCCTAAAATTAAAAGCCCTGAATTTTTGATCCAAGGCATCTCTCAGCTTCTCGCTAACGAGATAAGCTAGGGAGTCAAACTTTTTTCCAAAGTCTACTATATCCATAAACTCTAACGAATAACGCTCGCAAAGATCGTTAAGCATTTTCATCTCCCTCGCAAAAAAAGGTCGCCTTCCTTTATCGGGAACTTCCAATAAACGAAAAATGATCTCTCTTTTATTCGGACCTTTTGACTTTGCCACTATGGCAGTATAGCAGTCTGTAGGTCGGTGTCAACCATTTTTCTAACGAGTTGTAAGAAATTACATTTGGGGTTCCATCCCATTTGCTCCCGAGCGAGAGTCGAATCCCCCAATAACAAATCCACCTCTGCGGGACGATAAAAATCTTTATTAATTTCGACAAGGCAGTCGTCACCATGAAAGTATTTTTCGTCCACACCCTCCCCGCGCCAAGCGCACTGTTCTCGGTGAAATCCGCCAAAATTAAAAGCCTCCATAACAAATTCCCTAATGCTGTGAGTCTCGTCGGAAGAAAGCACATAATCTTGGGGCGCCTCCTGATTAAGCATTTTCCATACGCCGTCCACGAAATCTTCCGCATCACTCCAATCTCTTTTAGAGTCCAAGTTGCCCAATTGAAGGGGTGTTATCCCCGCTCCTCTCTGAAGCTCCATAAAAATACGGGCCACATTCTTTGTGATTTTTCTAGTGACGAATTCCTCCCCCCGACGCACACCCTCATGGTTGAAGAGCCACCCCTGCACGGCATAGAGGCTGTAGGAGTCCCTGTACACCTTAACTAGGTGCCTAGCGGCACATTTAGAAGCTCCATATGGGCTTCTGGGACGTAGGGGGTGATCTTCAGCCTGTGGAGTCCGCACAACGTCCCCAAACTCCTCAGAGCTACCCGCGTTGTAATAACGACAGTTTGGAGCGTGTCTGCAAAGAGCCTCCAATTGATGCAGAACTGCGAGAGCGTTGGTATTCATATGGTTCACGGGCATATGCCAACTACTGCCCACAAAAGAATTAGCTGCAAAATTAATAAAATAATCAGGCTTGTGTTCAGCAATGACCCGATCAGTATTTTGAGCGTCTGTAACATCTAAGTCAATCAAAAAGAAGCGTGGATTATCCTTCAGGTGGGCGATGTTTTTGTGGTTTTTCACACTTAAACGCCTAATTCCACCTACGATGGTGTGTTTGGTATGTTTTAGCAGATAATCGACCATATGGCTCCCATCTTGCCCCGTGACCCCTGTTACTATTATTTTTTTCATATCAGTCCCCCTTGATTACCCTGTAACTATCACTATCAAAATGTTGGGTAGAAAATTCAAACATTTGCGTGTCTTCAAGCGCTGTCATTTGATGCCTCATTCCCACCTCGACATGGAAATTATCCCCCTCCTCCAAAACGACTTCGATGGCATTAGAGAGAATATCTCCGTAACTGTAAGAAACCAGTAATTTTCCGCGATTTATATAAAATACCTCATCCTTGAGTTTATGGTAATGCCAAGAGCATTTTTTACCCTTAGCGAAAAATAAAATTTTCCCGCAATACTCGGGCTTGTTTACGATCCATTTTTCATATCCCCACCCCTTAGGAACAAATTTAATTTCTTCAAAATTCTTCATTGTTTTAGTAGTTTCCATACCAAGGCTCATCAATCAAATTATACATCTTTATTAGTTGTTTGATTCCTGCGTCTAAATCGTATTCATC